ATGAAATGCTATATATTTTTTTACTTTATTTGAATGTTTATTTAACTCTTTGCTTAATTGTGCATAGTGATGGTCGGTATCAATGAATAACATATCCACTGGATCTATATCTATTTCCAAACTATTGGCTTGGATGTAATCAACATCCTTGCCTGATTTTTTAGCTAGATCAAATAAAGAAACTACGGTAGGATCTAATATCAAATCATAACTTCTTAATCTACAATTAGACACTAAAAGAGCCCGAGTACTCATACCAGTCCTAACACCAAATTCAACAACTGTTTGACACTCATTTGCCAAATTTAACAATACTGGCAAATGTTCGTTGATATCGCTTGGCGTATTTACTGCTTCTAAAAATTCATTTTGCAATGTTTTTGAACCTTGCATATTGTTTTTAACTTCCTGATAGATTGCTGACTCTTTTTCTAAAACACCATTAGTGATTGTTGTATCTTTCGTAGTAGATGCAAATGGTGTATAAAAATCCATATTGGTGATTAAATAATTGGTTTTGCCCCTTTCCAATTGAATATCGAAAATATAATTATCACCATAGTAAATATCTAACCCAACTGGTATTTTATCCCAACTAAGTTTGTTGATAAACATCAAACACCCAAACCCATGAGTATTTTGTCCTTGCCAAGGAATAATGTCAATGGTTTTTGTAGTCACAGGTGGTTGATTAAAAATGGGATCTCCTGGACAAAGACCAAACACACCAGCTGATTCTAAAAGTTTATCTTGCAAAACTTCAAACACTCTCGTATCAAAAGATATATCATCATTGGCAATACATAATCTATCAAATTGACTTATTGTAACACCAAAATTCCACGCTGGATTTACAAATATATTTGAATCAAAATTAAACAACTTTATTTTTGGATCATACTCAAGGTTCGGAGTTTTGCTAGCATCATTATTAACCACAAGGATTTCGCCAACTGATTCACATGCACATAATTTATACAAAAAAGGTATTAATATTTCATTAGCTCTCCACATTGTGGGAATAATTACTGAATATTTTTCTAATTTTTTTGTCATATTTTTACCTATAATATCCCTTGCTGTTCGATTTTGTTCTTCCCCATTAACTTTGTAATCATTTAATGGATTGATATCATTGTAATTATAAACTATTTGTTGTAAACACTTAATTTTATTTGAGTCTGCTTGTTCAATGAATGCATAGAATACTGCGCCATCACCACCAGCCTTATACCAATTTCCATCTGCATCTTTAAATTGGCTTTCGTCGATAGCGTTTAGCAAAAATCTTTTAAACGTTCTTAGATGCGTATATGGCAGTATCCAATTAAAATGATATTGTCTATAGGTTTTATTTTCCCTTACTGATGCTGGGTATGGTTGACTTATCAATGGAATATTGTCAACCATACTCCAACAACTACCATATGTAAATTCAGTGGTACCATCATAAACACCATTATAATAGCTGAAAATGGTATTATCATTGACTAATGAATCATCACCATCCAAGAGCATTATGATAGCTTCTTTATTAATTATTTTTTTAATGGCGCTGATTTGATTTTTAACTGCGCCCACACGCTCAACATTCTGGATTAGAGTAAATTTAGTAACTAGATTCTGTGGCAAGCTTGCTATTTTTTGCTGTGCTTTTTCAAAAGTGCCATCAGTCGAGCAGTCGTCAATTAAAATATGATGATAATTAAAATAATCCTGAGCAGCAACTGAATCTATACATCTCTCAATGTATTGAGCACAATTATAAAATGGGCTAATTATTACTATTTCTTGTTCAACGTTGGGTTTGTAGTTACTTAATTCCACTGTGTTATTTGTCCTTCTATTCCAAATTTTATGAACTGCTTGATTTATTTTAGTAACATCTCTGTATTGTTCAACTGGCAGATAGTTCCCTGTTTTGTGTAAAAAATGTTGATGCCATTGTAATGCAACTGTATTCCAACCAGCATAGGGTTTAACAATATTACAATAATATTGTTTTTGCTGATGCAAATATCTATTATGATGTGCAGCAACTACAACATCAACAAATTTGTTAATTTGACTTGGAGTATCAATATTTGGAAATAGCCCATTGGGTTCAACAGCATAGTCTATTAAATAACAAGCGCCATCTAACGCCACTTCCTCCAAACCACCAAATCTGCAAGTAATACTAGGGGTATTATACAGCAAACTTTCCAAAGTACTAATACCAAATGTTTCAGGAAAAGCACATGGGTAAATCATAAAACTGGATTTTGCCAAAATGCCAGCAATATCCTTCTGAGGAATTACGCCTGTAAACTCAATGCCTAATTGAGTATTGATGGGATCATTGGCCATAATTCGCCAATCTTTTTCCTGTTGATCAGGTTCATCATTTTGACTAAATCTATAATACCCACCGATGATTTTTAATTGTGCTTGTGGGATCAGTTGTTTTACTCTTGGCCAAATATGTTTTACTAAGGGTATCATGCCCTTAGTTACACTGGCATTATAGACATAAAGATTGGGATCTTTCGCAGCAATATCAACTTCTGGTATATAGCTATTAGCACCGTTTCTAGTAATAAAAATCTTGCGTTTTAGTACTTCGAAATTTCTACGACGACCATGATCACAATTAGTAATATATGTGGTATGCCAATCGGTCAAGGTGAATATGTCCGTAATCCTATCCGCCACTGCCAATTCTTCAATTAACAAATCTCCCAAACAGAATGTATCATGCATCCATAATATCCGCATCTTTGCCGATGCAAGTATCCTATCATATAGATTCATTGCCTGATATGGCCAAGCGCGATTATCGCCCAATCTAGCATAATCATTTGGATGTACAAATGGAATAACAGTTCTAGAACTTACAACAATATCAAATTGATTATCGATTTCTGGCAGAGCTAGATCAGTCAATGGCCTATATCTAACTTGATCATAAATTCCTGGTTTGGCATGATCTGTATTACAATTATTAAATACAGTGATCTGATGTCCTAAGGATGCCAACTCTCGACTCATGAGAGTCACTGCACTTTCACTGCCACCAAGACCTTGATTGAATACTGTGGTTCCGTCGTATGGAATCCCAATTATATCGATAACGGCTATTTTAAGTGTATTAGTCATAATAAAGTGATTTGAATATCACATATATTAACAAATCTGATACCCATTTGTCAATAATTTATTGATATCTTAGAACACTCGTATTTAAACTATTGCCTATAATGGTTTAGAATAAATTACCAAAATTTAAAAAGTAAATGACCCAGAATTTTTCCAAACGTAAACCTTATAGCCTTCACCATTGATTACTTGTGGGTCTCCTGTGACTGCGCTAGCTGCCGAATCTGGACATCTTATAATTACGATTCCTGACCCACCAGACTCACCACCAGCACCACTAGCTCTACCACCGCCGCCGCCACCAGTATTTGGTTTTCCGGCGGTTGGAGTTCCACCATTTGATGTGCCGGTACCACCACCACCGGCACCACCAGCAGCACCCCCAGCATTCCAAGATCCACCACCCCCACCACCGCCAATATATCTAACATTAGAAACTACTTCACCAGCACTTGCTGCTGACAATAATCCACCAACTTGATCGTCTGACAATCCAATACCACCTTGTGAAAGACCGCCACTAGCTGCATCTGCACCAGCGCCACCACCGCCGCATGACGGTGTATTGGCAGCACCTGGTGCTCTACCACCATTCGACCCTTGAAATATTATGCCCGAACCACCGGCATTTCCACCATCATTTGAGTTATAGTTACCGCCACCACCGCCACCACTACCACCGTTAGCTCCACGATAACCAGTACCACTAACACCGGCTCCTGGCTGAGTGAAATCTCTCGTTGCCCCAGCGCCACCACCATATGCTATTAATTTTTTATTAACACCAATAATACTGGAATTTTCACCGTTAGCACTATATGCAGTGCCTTGGCCACCTGCACCAACAGTTACATAATAAGTTTGTCCTATGCGAAATGCGTCTGATGATTTATATAAAACACCACCGGCACCGCCACCTCCCCCAAGGCCACCACCGCCTCCCCCAGCAACAACTAAGTAATCTATTAAAGTTACATTATCTAACCTATCATCAAGTTCAACCAATTCAGACTGTGCAAGTATCGTACCAGATTCATCTAATAATTTTATTCCCACAGTGACTAGTCCATCGTCGACGCCATTCCAAAAAGTTTTTTTAACTACTGTGGCTCGATCGTCAATAATAGTCACTGTGCCAGAATTTGTAGTATCACCAGTAAATCTATCTGCTGTAGCTGTCCCAAATGTTGACCAATAAAGTACAGTGCCATTTAATATATCAAAAGTTTTAATTGTAAATGTAATAGGATCGCCCTCTAAGGCAGAAAAAGTGTCAGGAACAATAATATACTTGTTATTTGCATTTGGCATTGTAAAATCATTGCCGATAAGAGAAATTTCAAAATTAGTTGTATATCTTGCTGCAAATGTAATTCTCAATTCATCTATATAACCAACAAATAAGTTTGAGTTGGGTGCATATCCGCTGCCACCAATTATTGGGGACGATGAGTTTGATGAATATGAATTGCCATCATTATATGTCGTTACCATCTGAGTGCCATTAACAAACATTCTAATATTAGAATTTACTCGACATACGGCAATGTGATACCAAGTATCGATCGATAACACTGGCCCAGTAATTCTATTTGCTGACGCTGTGTAATAAATTGGATTTCCATTAGAATTTAAATAGAGAGTAAAATAAGCGCCGTTTGTGTTTTTTGGTCTATAATCTATCAATACTGGATTATCTTCAAAAGTCTTTGCATTAATCCACAACTCAACCGTAAAATTATCAGTTAAAAAATCTTTCCTATTTGAACTAAACACATATCCAGTTCCATCAAAATATAAACTATTAGGTTGAGATTTAAATGTGTTGGTACTAACTGATACGTTTCCAGAAACCATAAAAATATTCTTATTTGTTGAATCAGAAACAAAAGCATTATCTGCCAATAATAACAAACTAGTTGTTTCAATAGTTGCGCCTGAGCTAGATACTGTTGGTGGGGAGCCTGTAAACTCAATTGATCTTTTTTGATAAGGATATCTTGCCAATCCCTTGCTAATTCTTAAAG